ACTTGACTTTTAATCAAGTTGTCCGGGGTTCGAATCCCCGATGCCTCATGAATGAAAGATAGCGGAAAACCTTGTAATTACAGGGCTTTCCGCTTTTTTGACGGTAAAATTATCTAGGCGATTTTATAGAAAAACAACGAAAAAACATGTCTAAAAACTGTCCAAGTAAGCAAAAAAAATCAGGATGTCTAAATTCTGTCCAAGTTGTCACAGTGCAATCGCTGTTTTTACGACCTCCTGAACGTTCTCCTTTTCTTCCACAATATGGCTGTAAACGTCGATGACCATCTTCTCTGTGTCTCCCAGCAGCTCCGCGATTTTCTTCGTAGATATTGCTGGTATCTGGTAGCACAGTTCGGTACAATAATTGTGCCTGAAGATATGTGCAGTCAGGCCGTGGATGACGTACAGGTTTTCAGTTCCGCCGGCGGCCAGATTCATTTTATTAATAATACGCTCCCACATGCGCCGGTAACTGCTTTTGGTCATCATGCGGCCGTCCTGGGTGTGCATCAGATACGGTGCTGTCAGGCCTTTAAGATACTCCTTTAGATGGATGGCCAGAAATGGAGGGATAGGCACCGTACGCACCCCGTTTTCGGTCTTTGTATTCTTTACCCCGGGATTATTCACCCGAAACTCTACAGACCCTCTAACGGTCAATTCAGACGTTTTTAAATTGATATCAAGGGGCTTCAGGGCCAGCACTTCGCCGCGGCGGAGGCCGCAGCCGTAGATAATCAGAACGAATGCCTTTTCCATCGGCGTGAAGTCAGCAGCCTTGATTGCCTTCTTTTCGGTGGCGGTAAGGGGCCGCTTTTCTCTGGCTTTGTACTTTGGCCTGTTGATTTTTTCGCACAGTTCCCGCAACGCCTTTTCCGGGAGAAGTCGTTCATCCACAGCAGCCCGGATAATTTGTTTATATGTCAACATGATTTGTTGGCATATACGAGGTTTTTCGGATGCATTGTTGATAAGTAGCTGTAAATGTACTTTTCTTAGGTCCTGCAGCTTAACGCCTTCCAGCGCGGCAAAGTGCTTGTCTATTATATTTTTATACATCATCCTTGTATTATACTCCCGGACAGCCTTGCTGGTCTCCAGCCATTCATCGGCGTAGGCCAGAAAGGTCATATCCGATGTCTGGATTTGATTTCCTTCTTCAATCCGGCGTTTCAATGCATTGACCTGTTTTTCAAGGTCGGCGCTGGACTTTCTTGATTTCAAGTTGATTCGATGTTTCTGGCCGTATTCGTCATAAGTACCGTCCCAAGCCTTAGTACGATAAATACCATATTTGTCAGGTTTATATTTTTGCTTTGCCATTATATCATCCTTTCCTGTTGCGATACCGCAATTAATTTTGGGTATAAAAAATACGCCCCTTGCCAGGACGCTCCGAGGATGATATAATTTAGGTGTTCAAACCAAACTAAATCTTCCGGAGCTTCCGGCAAGAGATTATGTAAAAAGCTTCTGTGTTACCAGCACAGGGGCTTTTTGCTTACTATTTATTTTGTAGCAATAAATGTGGCAGATTTATTAGACCAGAAACTTGGAGAAAACTTAATCTCAAGATTCTTCCAATCTTCTGGAACCTGATATGCTATAATACCGTTCATTTTTTTACCCGCAGCAACAGAACCATCTAATTGATTCTTCCCTTTTCCTTCGGGAGCCTGCAAGCCAAGAATATCTTGATTAACGGAGTAGTCATCACAATACGCCTCGAAGCTCATTATTGAACTTACCGATATATCCTTGTCTGAATTATTTGATATTTCAAATTCACATAAGATGAAAATATTTCCTTCGTCTGGTGTTAAGAAGTCTGAGCCTTTTGATTCAGTTGTTCCAAGCAGTGATACTTGAATACCTTTAATATCTGCAACTTCACCCACGTCAAAAGTGGTTTTTTCAGCAATTGTGGTTTCAGGAGCGGCCGTTATTTCTTCTTGATTCGATTTGTTGCTTTGGGCTGTAGTGACAGTAGTATTAGAAGGATCCTCCTCATTGCTTTTACCGCCAACGCAAGAGCCGATTAAACCAATCACAACAACTATAATAATAGCTGTAAGACACCCTCCTGGTCCTTGTTTTTTTCTACATTGTGGGCATATCTTTGCACCATAAGGTATCTCTGTCTTACAGTGCTTACATGTTTTTGTTGCCGGTTTTTCTTTTTTCATAACTCTTTTCCTCCGTAGATTTATTTATTAAAAAGCCAAAGGCTATTTTAATCTAGGCTGCATCTTCTGAAAAGTCCAGTTCACTGATACTCTCATTGACTGATTCCAGAATCGCATTCTTTTCGATAAAGGAGATCCAAGCTGACGGAAAATCGGACTTAATTTCTTTTTTTAGATTGTTGTAAAGCGTTTCCATCGCTTTTTTCCACATCTCACCAGCAGCCTTCTCCATTTTTTTATCTGTCCAGCGGCTTTTTGCAGGTCGTTTAACATTCTTTGCTCGCTGGAACTGCATGGCTTTAAACATAAATGTTTGATAACCAGTAAGATTCTTTTCTAGGTATTCTAAAAATTCTTTGTATTTCACATGATCACCTCCTCATATCTTCATCCTTATTTCAATGGTGCGATAATCACAACCATATAGATCGGCTATTTCAACACTGTTACAGCATTCTCTTGATAGCAAAAAATCATCTGATATTACCATGTACGCCGAAAATAAATTCGCCTCTCTTTCCACAGTGGAATTTAGATACGTATAGTTACGAAGGAAGTAACAATTTTGTTTTCGGTGCATGATGGCGTGGCCCAGTTCATGTGCCATGACAAAAAGCAATTCCGGTCCTTCTAAGCAATCGTTGATAAAAATACATCTGTGATTTTTGGCAAATAAATAGCATCCTGCGTATTCTCCCAAAGGGCCAAATTGCACTTGTATTTTCATTTGTCTTGCTATTTCAAAAGGATCTGTAGTGCTGTAATGCCGTATGCAATACGCCACGAGGCGCTTGACCCGTTCTCTTTCACCCATAAAGTCACCTACTTTTTATTTTTGTATGGGTTGTATTTCTCTTTGTTGATCTTCTTTAAATGGTGGAGCATTATATCTAACTGTTGTGCAAAAAGCTCCTGGGTTTCCTCCGGGATCTCTGCACCATCAAAACTCGCCGGTCCGTTCTCACCATTTCTAAGTTTCTCCATAATGCTATTTAAATCTTTCGCAATGTCTCTCTCATCCTTTGGGGTAAGTGTAATTTCTTTCTCTTTAGGTTCTTCTATACCTGTCATAAGGTATTCTACAGATACGCCAAAATAATCAGCGATTTTTTTCATATTATCGGTTTTGGGCGTACTCCGTCCTCTTTTCCAATCACTTAAAGTGGATTGAGTAATTCCAGTATCTTTCGATACTTTATAGGCTGTTATTCCATATTTTTGTAACAATTGCTCAAAAACTTCATACATAATTTGTCCACCTTTCACAAACCGCAGACAATACTAAGAAAAACCGAAAAAAATATTGACTTTATCGGAAATGCATAGTATAGTATGAACATACAAAGAAAATCCAATGCGGTATCATTTGTATGATGCGGAAATGTTATTTACTTCGTCTGGTAAACAAAGCATATCACATTTCCGTAGTAATTTCAATAACATGTTAACAGAAAGGAGGTGTAATTGTGTACGAAAAATTTGCTGATTTATTGTCAAAAAGTGACAAAACTGCATATCAAGTATCTAAAGACACCGGTATTGCCCAATCAGTTTTATCGGATTGGAAAACTGGCCGCAGTAAGCCAAAGGCCGACAAACTTAAAATTTTAGCCGATTACTTCGGTGTCCCAATTGATTATTTTCTTAAATAAAAACACATGTTCGATAAAACCAATATATCACCATAATATGCATGTGTCAATGAGAAGGGAGGGAGAGATGTTTAGGCGATTACTGGTGATTTTATTTCTTGGCAATAAAGAAGAATGTTATCGGGTTATCCGTATTAAAGGAAGTTTATATATGGTGTGTGTACGACGTTACGAACCAGCGGACAATTTTATCAATAGGATGGAAAAAGCCTTGCAGAAGCAAGGCGAAAAAAAATTATAGTGGCAGACTTTTTAATTGTGGCATGGCTGCCTCTAACTGTGAAATGATAGATTCGTGAAGTTGAATGTCATTACAAGGGATTTTGGCTTTATTGATTCTAAATCAGTTAAGTGTTTTTTAAGATTCCCATAAAGATAAATTATTTCATTGTCACTCAATTCAATGGCCACAGTAAATCCTCCTTTGTTATATTTCAGCCTGGCGGGGCTGATAAGGAGATTGTATCACGCAGAAGGGAACAAAACAATGTGTCAATGAGAAAGGAGGGCGAGAGAGGTGATATCTGTTAAGGATGCTACACGAATTGTAGAAGAATGTAGAAGTATAAACGGAAAAGTCCGGAAAATAACATTCCCCATTTTTGAAAAAGATGAACTAGAAAGAGCTGAGACTATTGTAAGCGCTTTGGAAGGCTTAACAATAGAATCAGCCCAGATTCTTCTTGAACGAATTAATCAATATCTACTTCAGGATGTAATTTCCTAAAAGTGGCGAGGTATTGCTTTTGTTTCGTCGGCAGAAGGTGCTTTAGCTTCTGAATTAAGATATTCTAAAACATTTTCATAGCAATTACGATATTCTTCAACTAATATTGGTGCCGACAACTGCTTTCCAGCCATACGAGCAATAGCAATATCGTGAGCGATTTGTTCGTTAGTAAACATAGTGTATCTCTCCTTTCGTGTATACTTGGCGCTGCAACGCCTGTACTTAAATTATAGGAGAGGAAATAGAAAAACGCAATATTGTAAACAGTATCGGGCATAAGGACGATAAAATCAAGAAAGGAGCGCGATTGCATGCTGGAGTTTCCAAAACCAATCATGAAGATGTCTGAGCTTCAGAAAATGGGTTTTCCGGAGACGTATTTAAAGCGGGCCTACGGTGATAAAAACCAGACCTTTGCCAGCAAGATGAATCCGGCATTAACAAAAAGTCCAATTATATTTGATACAGCCGGATTCAAAATCTGGTGGGAAAAACAGATCGAGGCACAGGTTCGGTCGATGCCCAGGAGAAGAGGGAGGTGATACCAATGCACAAACATGATTACACCGGTACCCAGGTCGTCCGAATGCGGCGTCAGCTGCGGGAAGAGAAAGCTGAGCAGCTGTGGCTGTGCAAGCTGCTGGCCGTGGCGATTATCCTGTGTGCGGTACTAACCGGGACGCTGCTGGCCGTGGCTGTCGCTGCTGGAATGTTGTGAGGGAGGAGGGACAAGGATGCTTAGAACTACCACAAAAGAGATTCTGCTGACAGAGCTATCGAATCGGAAGCCAGAGGAGATCCGCTTGAGCTTTGCAATCGGATGGATGCGGGCAGAAGAAAACTTGTTGTACACAAGCGGAGAGGTTTTGAGGCTGCTAGAGGCAATTAAAGGAGAAATAGGGCCCGCCGGCGGCGAAATGGATTTGATAGGAGGAGAGAATCACAATGAAAAATATATTTGAAAGCGATAAATTTGATACCCAGGTTATTGCCCAAGGTGCATGTCTGGATCACCTGAACGACAAAACCTACACAATCGAGACCGTAACATTCCGGCTGAACCATGTTGCCTTGAATGCCTGGTGTCGTTCGGAAACAATGAACTCCCGTGATTGCTACGAGACGAATAAGGAATGGGAAGAAAACCGAAAAAAGTATGAGGTGAAGCGTTTTAATGTGAAAAAGATGATTCTGGAAAGCCTGGGTATGGATGCAGAGCCGGAACAGGTATCAATTTGTCAGGTGGTATCGGAAGTGTTTACGGCTGTACATATATCAGAGATAACAGGGATGGAGAAAGAAATAGAGCCCACCGGCGGCAACCGGACAGGCTCAGATGATTAAAAAAATATTCACACCCTGATTATAGCAGGGAAGACAGGAGGATGCAATGGTAAAAGTAACAATTGAACATGATGGTAAGACGTATCAGCACGAATGAGATTTATTCATGGGGCAGGTTTCAACGCTTAAGGGGAGTGAACTGTCCGCATCGATTGTAGTAATGGGCAACGGAAATCCTGAAAAAGTGGTCAAAGTGTTGGAACGCATGATAATAAGCATTATCAAGAAGTTATCGGAAGATCCGGTTGTTGTGTGTGGAAGTTTGATTGAAATAAACGAAGGGATTGACCGGGAAATTCGCGAGTATATGAAAGGCAATCTTGATGATATGGCTGACAGTATCAGAAATTTTCTGGCGGAAGAGGAGGCATGACGATGAGAGTAAGTTATTTTCGGTTATGGTGTCTCTTCCGGGAGCGTATTGCAAAAAGAGCCCAGAAAGAGGAGGATTATTCAACTGAAAAACTGGTTCTTTATAAGTTGCTGGCCGAAATGGCTATCCTGGAGGCAGAGGCGGTGCTTGAAGAATGAGAGATATGGATCAGTGCGATGCCTGTGAGTCAATAAACGATAATGATGACTGGCATTGTCAGGCTTGCCAGAAAAACAGCCGGAATCGTAAAAAGAGGGCAGCAGTACAAGAGGAAGAATCAGGAGGTAACGATGAGCGAAATTAATTTTAATGTAATTCCGACAACCGGAGTGATAAAAACGAATTTTGAGGATGTGAAGAGACAGCTGGCCGAGGAAGTTGGCCAGTATGAAAATGTGGTTTTCACAGAGGAAACAAAAACAGATGCAAAAAAGACGGTCGCAGATCTGCGGAAACTGCGGAAATCCATTGATGACAGCCGAAAAGAAGTAAAAAAACAGTGGATGGTTCCTTATGAGAGGTTTGAGGCCGAAGTAAAGGGACTGCTGGGCATGGTGGACAAGCCTATTAATTCTATCAACGGCCAGGTGGAAGCCTTTGAACAGGAACGGATTAAAGTGAGGAAGGCAGAGATTGAGGGGATTTACGCGGAGGAAATCGGGGAGCTAAAGGACTTCCTGCCCCTGTATAAAATTAGCAATGAAAAATGGCTGAATGCCGGTACGTCCGTCAAGGCAATCCGGAAGGCAATGGCCGAATCCATCGCCGATGCCAGGGCAGGAAAAACAGCGATTGAAGCCATGCAGTCGGATGCGGTTCCGGCCGCTCTCCGGAAATTCCAGGCGACTCTGAACCTGGCGGATTGTATCGCTTATATCAACCAGTGTGAAGCCCAGAAGGCGGAGATTTTACGCAGGGAAGAAGAATTTCGGCGCCAGGAAGAGGAGCGCAGGCACCAGGCGGAAATTGAACGTGTCCGGACGGAGGAACGCCAGAGAATGGCAGTAGAGGAGAGGAGCCGGAAAGAGGCGGAGCAGAAGACGGTAGAGGCAGTAAAGAGTGTGAATGCAGAGATGGCTGCGGAACTTGCTCTGCCAGAATCCTACACGGCTGTCTATACGGTTGTCGGAACCGATGAGGAGCTGCGGGAACTGGAGATGGCCATGCTTAGCCTGGGCCTTTACTACGAAAGGAAGGATATCTGATGCCGAATATTATTACAGTCAGTAAGCGAAAGGAAATGAAGATCAGCCGAAACGCAAGAGGAGACGGTGTTATTAAGATTGACTCAGAATCTGCGGATGTCCTGGAGCGTCTTTTGGGCGAGGCAAATGCTGATTTGTCTGTTAGGGAACTGGCATCCTGCCTGATTAAGTATGCGGCCAACGATACGATCATTAAGATCGAGGGAGAGGAGGATACCTGATGCCGGAAGTTGGTAAAATTTACGAAACCATCAACAATGTGATGGGGGAAATCGGCTCCATCGGAAAGAATAAGAGGAGTCAGCAGGGGTTTAATTACCGGGGCGTTGACGATGTCATGAACGCCCTGGCTCCAGCCTTTATCAAATATAAGCTGTTTGTGGTACCGCAGGTACTGGAACAGAACCGGGAGGAGCGGAGTACTACCCGGGGCGGCATGCTGATTTATTCTATTTGCAAGATACTCTACACTTTTTATGCGGAAGACGGATCCCATGTAGAAGTCGTCACGATTGGGGAAGGAATGGACAGTGGAGACAAGGCAACGAATAAGGCAATGGCGATTGCATTTAAATACGCCTGCTTTCAGATCTTCTGCATCCCAACTGAGGAGATGGCCGATCCAGATGCGGAGGGGCATAAGGTAGAGCCGAAAGGGAAAGAAAAGCCAAAGCAACTACCGAAAGAATCTCTGGCTCCTGTAACAGCAGGGAAGACATCCGCAGAAAAAGAATCGGTAAAACGGATTATTCCGGAAGAGATGAATGCTGTTAGGGCTTTGATTGAGAAGTACAGTTCCATGGGGCTCAAGATAGAGAAGATTTTAAAGATGTACCAAATTAAAGATCTGTCTGAAATGTCCCAGGAGCAGTATACAGATTGCATGAAAAAATTGAAGCTGTACGAAAAGGAGGAACCAGCCCATGAACAAAGCAATCCTAATGGGAAGACTGACCCGGGATCCGGAAATTAGATATACACAGGGAGAGCGCGCAATGGCCATTGCAAGATATACACTTGCCGTGGATCGGCGTGGCCGCAGGAGCCAGGACGGAAACGAGCAGACGGCAGATTTTATTAATATTGTGGCATTTGACAGAGCAGGAGAATTTGCGGAGAAGTATTTCCGCCAGGGGCTCAAGGTCCTTGTGACCGGAAGAATCCAGACAGGCAGCTATACAAACCGGGACGGCCAGAAGGTATATACGACAGAAGTAATTGTAGAGGATCAGGAATTTGCAGAGAGTAAGAATGCGGCAGGCGGAAATGAAGGCGGTTACCGCCCGGCAGAACGTCCGGCCCCATCCGGTGCGATTAGCGATGATTTCATGAACATTCCTGACGGAGTAGAGGATGAAGGTCTTCCGTTCAACTAGAGGTGATGAATCATGAACATACAGGTAGACAGCAGGGAGAAAGCGAAGGCTATACAGAAAATCATAACGGAATTTGACCGCCATGGAGTGAACCATTTTGTATCAAAGCTATATGTCGGGGATTATATGAATTTTGACAATCCCCGTTTGATTATAGATAGGAAACAGAGTCTAAGCGAACTGTGTAACAATGTCTGCCAGGAACATAACCGATTTCGGGATGAGATCCTGAGGGCACGAGAACATGGCATCAAGCTTATTATCTTATGTGAGCATGGGAAGGGAGCCGAACGCCTGGAGGACGTTATCTGGTGGAAAAATCCCCGGAGGGTTGAGCGGTACAAAGATTTGAAGACCGGAAAATGGATGGAGCGGGAAACGAAGGCAACGACAGGAGATAAGCTGTATAAGATACTGCGCACATTTGAACGCAAATACGGCTGCCGGTTCCTGTTCTGCGACAAGAAGGATACTGGCCGGCGGATTATTGAATTATTGGCGGTGACAGAATGACAAAAGAAGAAATTAAAGCGGAATACAGTATGCGGGATGTAATCAGCCGTTATGGTCTGATTCCGAACCGCGCCGGCCTGGTGCGCTGCCCGTTCCATAAAGGGGATCGGGAGCCGTCCATGAAGATTTATGAGAAGGATTTCAACTGCTATGGCTGTGGGGCGAACGGAGATATTTTTACTTTCGTCCAGATGATGGAGGATGTCAGCTTCAAGGAAGCCTTTCAGATTCTCGGAGGAACGTATGAGAAGCCGACCTTTTCTTCCAGGCTGGCTGTGTACCGTTCCCGTAAACGCCGCGAGATGGCCCATAAGAAACAGGAGCGCGCAGCAGAGAAGAAAGAACTGAACAACATGCTCATCAGCATCTACAGGCAGCATCTGGAGCGCTCCGAGCCTTACAGTGATGTCTGGTGTGATTGCTATAATGCCCTGCAGTATCAGCTGTACCTGCACGGCGAAATAAACGGATTGGAATTGAGGTGATGAACGATGGTGCCGTTAAATCAGCTCACGGCAGAAAGCATCCTCTCCGATGAGGTGCTGACCGAAGTGTTTGACCAGGAGGATGAGCTGTATAAATCACGGCTCCTGTTATCACTGGAAGACCGGGCCGGGGAACTGGGCGTGAAAAAGAAATTTCAGGAGTTAATAAAGGCATATAAGCGGATAGAACGGGAGATGCGGCGCCAGGAACGGGAACGGAAGGGCCGGCCGTCGGTACTGGAAAACTGGACGAATTTTGAAGGTCCCTATGACCGGATGCAGTGCCGTCAGTGGATTGCCACAGAAGAGGGAATCTGCCTGAATAACCCATCGACCGGATACACGGATGTCCTGGCCTGCTATCACCCGATCCTACCGGTGGAGCGCCTGAAAAACCTGGAGACCGGGGAGGAGCAGATTAAACTGGCCTATAAGCGGAACAGTCGATGGGAGGAGATTATCGTGCCGAAGACAATGGTGACCTCTGCCAACAAGATAGTAAGCCTGTCCGGCCGAGGGATTGCGGTTACCAGCGAGAATGCAAAGTACCTGGTGCGGTATCTGGCCGACGTGGAAAATGCCAATGAGGATCACATCGCGGTGCAGTATTCCACATCAAAATTAGGTTGGATCCGCGGTGGGTTCCTGCCGTATGACTCGGAAGTGGTGTTCGATGGGGATGCCCGGTTCCGTCAGATTGCGGAGAGTGTGGCCCAGGTGGGCAGCAGGACGGCCTGGTATGAGCATGTGGCGGAGCTGCGCAGGACGAACCGGACAGAGATTAAATTTATGCTTGCATCGTCCTTTTCAAGTGTCCTTGTGCAGCCACTGGGCGGCCTGCCATATTTTGTGGACCTATGGGGAGAGACGGAAGGTGGAAAGACCGTGGCTCTAATGGTTGCGGCATCCGTATGGGCAAATCCGGATGAGAGTGCCTACATAAAGGACTATAAAGGCACAGAGGTTGGGCTGGAGGCCACGAGCGATTTGCTCAATCATCTGCCTCTTATCCTGGATGATACCAGCAAAAAAAATCGGAAAATCGAAGATAACTTCGAGGGCCTGGTCTATGACCTGTGTTCCGGTAAGGGAAAGTCCCGCTCGAACAAAGAACTGGGATTGAACCGGGAGAACCACTGGAAGAACTGCATCCTAACCAACGGAGAACGCCCCCTAAGCTCCTATGTGACCCAGGGAGGCGCAATTAACCGCATTCTTGAAATTGAGTGCGGACAGAGAGTATTTGCGGATCCGGGGCAGACGGCAGAGCTTGTGAAACAGAATTACGGTCATGCCGGCCGTGAATTTATAGATGTGCTGAAGGAAATGGGCTGGGAGAAGATCAGGGGAATCCAGCAAGGGTTTTTACGGCAGCTTGTAGACGATGAGAAGATGCAGAAACAGTCCCTGTCCCTGTCCATCATACTGACCGCCGATAAGCTGGCTGCAGACTATCTGTTTAAGGATGGCCGGTATATCAGCCTGGAGGAGGCTAGGGAGGTCCTGGTGGACAGGGAAGAACTCTCCGACAACGAGCGCTGCTACCAATTCCTGATGGATAAGGTCGCTATGAACCCGGCACGGTTTGATATAGACAACGAGAATGTGGAAAAGTGGGGCGCAATCAAGGATGGATATGTCCTGTTTTATGTCACGGCTTTTACCGGAATATGCAAGGATGGCGGTTTCTCACGGGCATCTTTCCTGGCATGGGCGAACCGGAAGGGGATGCTGGAGACAGACCAGAACCGTACGGATAAGCTAAAGAGCGTCAGAGGAAGGAAAGTGCGCTGTGTCGTACTGAAACTGAATGACGGTGCGGACAAGGACGGTTTTATGAAGGTGAGTGAGGAAGACGGGCAGATGGAGCTTCCATTTAACTGATAGCATGGTTACGGTAACCAAGGCATGGTTACTGCAAAAAGCTAGGATTTATGCTGGTTTACGGGATGTTTTGGGGTGAGGTAACCAAAGTAACCATCCGAAAACTATCCCTATATACAGAAAAAATATTTTACACATATGCGTAAAACAATGTGTCTCGCGCGTAAGAGTATGAAAATCGTGGTTACTTTGGTTACCTTTGCCGGCAAAGCCTTATTTTATAAAGGCTTGAACGGTAACCAACAGATTCGAAAAAATGGTTACGGTAACCTGAAAAAATGGTTACTAAGAGGAATGATTATGACAAATGACACAATTAAGGCGCTGTTTAACGACACGCATAACGGCTTTTTCCGGAAGTGGCGGGACCGTGTCCCGGCTCCCGACTCAGACGATTGGGAAAGGATTGTGCGGGAAGCCGGCCAATTAATGGAAAAGTATGGACACGATCAACGGGCCAAACAGATTATTTTGTGGTTTTTGGATGAATTGGATACACGGAGCAAGCGAAGGCAGGAAAAAGGCGGATGCTGAAGAGGAGGAGAAAATGAAAGTAAGAATATCGATACCAGGACTTTACACAGCAATGGAATTGGATGAGGAGAAAGCGTTCAGAGCTTTTCGAAAGCTGAATGAAGTGCTGTTGAGTCAGATTAAGGCACTAGAGGACAAAACGGCGGAGGCTCCGGAGATTGTAGAACCAGAGAGAAACTGGGAATCAATACTGGAAGAAAAGGAACGGGAAATAGAAACTAAAGATCCGATACGGACTACATACAAAGGATTTATATACGCCAGATGTTCGGAGTGTGGAACGGTCAGAGGGTTTTGCATGAAAAAGGCAGCCGATCACTATCACTGTGATAGCTGTGGAACGAGGACAGTATTCGAAAAGCCGCTGATTCCACTTCGGGTGAATTGCGAATGTGGTGCACGGTTTAAATATCTGACAAACCTGACTGAGTCAGCCTTTGATATTCCATGTCTGGAGTGCGGGGCGCCAGTGGCAGTAGAGTGGAATGAGAAGAAGACATTGTATGAGACGATCCGATAAGGATGATTCGGGATGATCGAGGATAAGAATTGTTGGAACTGTCTGCACGAATATCTCTGCAGCTGGGAACCGGCGGGAGACGAGTGGAGCTGCCCGGAGTGGCAGCCAGAGAAGAGAGCGGAGGAGAAAATGGATGAAGAAAATAAAATTGTTTCCCTGCCCGAACGTGGAGATTCGGATTTACGTTTCGGAGCGGATGGAGCGGGACTATAGAGAGTGCGCAGCTATGGCAGAAAATCCAGAAGGTGGAAAAGATTGTGATACCTGTAGCTGGAGAGGGGCTGAAATCGAAAACACATGTTTCTGTGAGTGGCCGGTTGTGTACGAAAAATTGATAGGAGGATGAGGAAGGGAAAACAGATGGAACGATTAACAGCGGAACGACGCAACGGGATTAAAAGCGGATACTGGTCGCCGGCCAAGAAGGAGGAGCTGGTGCAGCGGCTTGGGGCCTATGAGGACACTGGCCTGACACCGGAGGAGATAGAAGAATTGCAGGAGAGGGAAAAGCCAAAAAGTCTTCCTGCACGGTTCGATCCGGACAGTGTGGAATGTGGAAACTGCGGAAAAGATATTGATATGCTTGAGAATGAAGAATACAAGTTTTGTCCATACTGCGGACAGCGATTAAGTCGTTGAAATGATGATTTAGAGGAGGCGTGAAATGCGATTGATTGATGCTGAACAGATAAATTTTAACGATGCTTTTATAGGGCAATCCGATTTTGCGAGGGATACACGAGAGGCAGCGGAAAGGTTGGTTAAGATGCAAGCAGTTATTAATCAGCGCAGATACTTATTAATCAATGTCAAGGCTGTATATATGACGATCCGGATGCTGACGAGGAGTGCATGCACTGTATGAGAGCATATTCTGACTGTTATTATAAACCATAATTGAGGATTTGAGAGAAAAAGAAAGGTGGCATATGTATGATTGCGAGAAGTCTACTTGACGGGCGCGGGATAGAACACATGAGCATATGTGTTGATTGCATGTTGGACAGTCGAGATAATTGCATCGGAAAAAGAATCATCCTTGAAAACGATCATGTCAAGAATACTTACTCCATTCATCTGATGCAGGGGGCGAGATATAAAAAAGAGTTACAAAAAGGGACAGACGAAACGCTTGAATTGATCGAGCTTCAAAGGTGGTTGTTGGAACATTGCTATATTGAGGATGAACATGCGTGCAAGGAAGCTAGAGAAAGTAAGCTAAATGAAGATTTAGTGGGGTGAAAGCATGGGAAAATCAATACTGATTATAGATACACCGGGATGTTGCTGGGACTGTCCACTTATGGATTATGATTGTGCGGATAACTATTGTAATGCATATGACAATAAATGCATTGACATACCGGATACTATGGGAGGAAAGCCGGATTGGTGTCCGATTCGACCGCTACCAGATTATATAGAGGTTTGCGGGAAGTATCCGCAGCCGGGACCTGTACCATCATATAGGATCGGATGGAACGCGTGCCTGGATAAGATAACTGAGGATTTAGAGTATGGACATTGATATGGCACTGAAATTTATCCATGAAAGGAAGTGAAGTATTGATTGGTTTTTTATCACCCAAAGGTGAGTTTATAGAATGCGCATCATGGGAGCATACATGCAAGGCTTCTGAAATATGTGAAAAAGTATTTAACATTGATTTAAGCGGAATCATAGCTGAAGATTATATTTTGGAAAAAGGGTATGTAGCCATCAGAGCAAGGGATGCTTATATGAATTACTATACCGATAATGGAGATTTCCGACCGATTTCTGAGGAGCAGATAAAATGGTTAAATGATAATTCTGATAGTTTAAATGATATGCAGAAGAAAGATATTGCGGAAATACTGGAAGATATGGACGCTAGAAACAGATGGACTAATCATCAGCTAATTTGACATTTGGAGGAGCAGTATGAAAGCGATAACAATATGGCAGCCGTGGGCGTCACTTATTGCCTGTGGTGTGAAAAAATATGAGACACGGAGTTGGGCAACGAAGTATAGGGGACCGATTGCGATACATTCAGCGCTGAAACCATTTGTGAACTGTTGGTCTTGGTCCACATCTGCAAGAGCCAGAGAAGTCATCTTGCGGAGAATGGGGCTGACAGAAGATTTTGAACCTGAGAAATATTTTCCGCCAGGATGTATTCTTGCCACGGCAGAACTTGTGAATGTCTGGTATATTGTACACCATCCAGGTACCAATATTGATGTGGCGAAAGGCATTCCTGTTGGGGCAGAGAGTGTTACCACAGACAAGCACGCTCCAGACTTTGGAGACTTTTTCGTCCCTTCTTCCGATGAAATGGCACTGGGAGATTGGACGCCCGGTCGATATGCATGGGAACTTAGAAACGTTAAGCCGCTTTCGGCACCGGTTCAGGCAATGGGACGGCAAGGACTTTGGAACTGGGAAATTGACATTTAGCCGAGCGAAGGAGGAAGCAAAACGGGTAAGACAGATTACATAAAAGTAGCAGAGCAGCGCCGCCGCCGGGCATCCGTTCAGGACGATATCTTAAAAGGGCCGCGGCCGGCGACCTGGTCGGCGGTGATGCCGGCGTATTGTTATACGGTGTTGTGTCCGGTGCATGGGCTTCGGGACAAGCCAATTTCGTAAACGTCTGGGAAACACATTATAAAACGGATATAAAGGCAGGTGAATGACTTGGACAAAGAAATACTCGTCCAGTATTGTGAGATGAGAGAAGAGATAAAGGATATCAGGAGAAGAATCGGGGAACTGGATAAGTACCTGGAACATCCACCCATTGTATCAGATACGGTGAAGGGAACCAGAAAGGACGGAACATACGGCTCGATTAAAATTACAGGGATTCCGGATCCGCAGTACCGAAGGAAGGGAGCGGCGAGAGAACGGCTTCGGAAGATGTTGGCAGCGAAGGAGGAGGAGCTGCTGGAACTAACCTGCCAGGCTGAGAAGTACATAGAGAACATTGATAAGAGCGAAGTGCGGATTATGTTTCGGCTGTACTACATAGACGGGTTAACGTGGTGGAAGGTGGCACAGGCCATGAATCGAATGCTTCCGCGGAGGCGGGTAAAGTTCACAGAGGATAGCTGTCGGATGCGGAATAATAGATTTTTTGAAGAAATTTAAAAATGTTCGGCCATGTTCGCTTGAAACCTGATACTATGGTAGCCTGCAATAGGCAGATAGGTAGCCTGCTTAATGTAATGTATCCTCCCCCATACGGCCGCCAGCGTGTAACAGCCTGGTGGCCGGCACATGTGGAGCATCCCACCAATGGCAGGTGGACAGGGTCGCGCCCTGGGTTCCGGTTCGACTCCGGATGCGCCGCTTGAGTTATACACAATACATTGTGAACTGAAGCAGGCCTAGTAATAAACGACTGACAGCAACAATATATATATTATAAAAAAAGGCTGGCTGGAATGATAACAGAACGCTATACGGTTATTTTCTCTGGATTAAATCAAGAGATATATTCTGATGAACGTTTATCAGAGATCTGGGAAAATGAGGCTGATGAAGTTTATAAAAAGACAGGAATATATATAACTGCCAGAATGAATATGTCATACTTTATATGCGGAAGAATTCGCAATTGTAATTTAGGTGGGGAGAGCGTAAATTATGTATCAGTGAGAAACCCGTCTGAATTATCAAGTAAGACGGAATTCTACAATGTTTTTCTTGAAGTAGTGCAAAAAGTTAGAGCAAGACTTGGAAACCCTTATATGGGTATTTCGTTTGAAGAAATCGATTTTTATTTTTTTGAAAGTACATGAACTTCAAGAGCCACTAACCCGTGGCTCTTTTTCTTTACCCAAAAAGAGGTGAGCCTAAATGACAAAGAAACAGAAGCGATTCATAGAAGAATATCTAATTGACCTGAATGCCACTCAGGCCGCCATCCGCGCCGGGTACAGCCCAGATACAGCGAAAGCCATCGGATGTGAGAACTTGACGAAACTTGACATTCGCGCCCATATAGACCGGGCGATGGCAGAGCGTTCCAAACGTACCGGTGTCAATGCAGACCGTGTGGTTCGGGAGTTGGCCAAGATTGCCTTTGTTAATGCTGCTGATGTCATCAATGCCGAGGACGCAACGCTTCGGGATGATGCCAGCGAGGAAGACACTGCAGCTATCCAGTCCGTGAAGGTCAAGACCTTTGGAGAGGATGGGCTGGAACGGGAGATTAAGATGGCAGACAAGCTCAAGGCCCTGGAGATGTTGGGCCGTCACCTGGGAATGTTTAAAGACAAACTGGAGCTGTCCGGTGGCCTAGATAACGAAAAGACCAAGCTGGATGACCTGCTCCAGCAGATGCGTGGTGGTGCCTAATGAGTGCGGAGCGATTGCTATTGTCAGATAAATACAAGGCGTTCCTGCGCTGTGATGCTCCTGTGGAGTTTTTGGAGGGCACCACGGCGGCTGGCAAGACTACGGTGGGATTGTTTAAGTTTATGCTCAAAGTTGCTCAATCACCCAAGAAGCTCCACATCCTGGCTGCGGACGATACGGGTGCCGCCGAGAAGAACATCATCCAGAAAGACCTGGGAATCCTGGATGATTTTGGCATCTTAGTGGAGTACAAAGGCAACGGCGGCGGTGGCTACAACATGCCCCACATCCTCTTCCATACATCTGTCGGTGACAAGGTTATATTCGTGGTCGGCTACGGCAACAAGCGTAAGTGGAAGGACGCCCTGGGCGGCCAGTACGGATGCCTGTACATTGATGAGATAAACACGGCCGACATAGAGTTTGTGCGTGAGGCTGCCATGCGGAGTGATTACCTGATGGCCACGCTCAATCCGGATGACCCTGGCCTGGATGTGTACAAGGAGTATATCAACTGTTCCAGACCGCTGCCGGAATGGGCGGAAGAGACCCCGAAAGAGATAATGGATGAACTGCAGGAGGAACCAAAACCCGGCTGGGTGCATTGGTTCTTTTCTTTTGCCCACAACCTGGGCCTAAGTAAGGAGAAGCTGGACCAGATAATGACGAATACCCCGAAGGGTACGAAAATCTGGAAGAATAAGATTCAGGGCCTGCGAGGTAAGGCAACCGGCCTTATTTTCTCCAATTTTGAGCGGTCCAGACATGTCATCACGGTCCAGCAGGCCAAGGTGCTGAAATTCAAGAAGTTCACAGCAGCCCTGGATACATCCTACTCGTCCAAGTCCCCGGATACCATTGCCATGATATTCCAGGGCATCACGGAGGACAGGAAGCTTATCACCCTGGCTGAGAAGGTCTACAACAACGCCAAGCTTGACATCCCTCTGGCCCCCAGTGACACAGCGGTCAAGCTCGTATCCTTCCTGGAGCAGTGCCGGAAAGATTGGGGATTTGCCAAGGATGTGTATATAGACAATGCGGACCAGGCGACCATCACGGAACTGCGCAAATACAAGCGGCTTAAAGGCTGTCTGTATAATTTTTATGACTCCTACAAGCGACCGGAGATTTTGGACCGTATCAACCTGCAGCTGGGTTGGATACAGCAGGGGTGTTACCTAGTAGTGGATACCTGTGTGGAGCATCTTTCCGAGTTGGACCGGTACAGTTGGGACGATGAGAAGGACAAGCCCGAGGACCGGAATGACCATACCATTAATGCCAATCAGTATGCGTGGATACCATACCGGAACCTGATTGGATTCGAGGAGGCTGAGAAGGAATGAGGTGGCTGAACAACATGAATGAGACTATCAAGCGGGGCATCCGCAGCTGGCTGAATGTGGTACCGGCCAGTGGTAACAGCATCCAGATTAACGAGGTCCTGGACTTTGAGGCCAATGCCATCCGGAACCGCATCTGGTACCGAGGGGACAGCAATGAGCTGGAGCAGATGTACCAGCAGACCCCGGAGTATGCGGACAGATACAAGTTCTGGGCCAGCAGATGCACACCGGGTATGGAGATGCGCAAGATACATACCGGCCTGCCTGGGCTGATTATCCGCATCCTGTCAGGAATTGTCCTGGATGACATGAATGATTTTGATTTTTCTGGCAATGACCAGCAGGGCCAGCTTTGGGAGGACATTGCAAAGGACAATAAGTTCACCCGTAAGATGGAGAAGGCCTTGAAGGAGGTCCTGTACATCGGGGACGGCGCCTTCAAGGTCACAATTGATACGACCGTTAGCGAGTACCCTATCCTTGAGTGGTATCCGGGGGAGCGGGTTGAGATTGTCCGGAACCGGGACCGGGTGAAGGAGGTTGTGTTCAAGACCCCCTATAAGGCGAACCACCAGCAGTATGTCCTGTATGAGCATTATGGATACGGCTACATCCGTAACGAGTTATATAAGGGTGACACGCCAGTGCCTCTCAATGCCCTTGATGTCACAAAGGATATCAAGGACACGAAGTTTGATGACACACTCATCCTGGCCGTGCCGCTGCAGGTGTATGAGTCCACCAAATATGAGGGACGCGGTGGTAGTATCTTTGATGGTAAACTGGACAGCTTTGACGCCTTTGACGAGGCCTGGTCCCAGTGGATGGATGCCCTGAGGGCTGGAAGGGCCAGGACGTACATACCGGACTGCCTGGTACCGCATGACCCGGAGACAGGTCAGGTCATCCGGCCCAATCCATTTGACAACCGGTACTTTGCGTCTGATAACGATATGTCGGAAAAGGCCGATAACAAGGTCAACACGGAACAGCCGGCCATCCCACATGACAGCTACCTGGCATCCTACTGCACGGCATTGGACCTTTGCCTGCAGGGCGTCATCAGTCCGTCCACTCTGGGAATTGACGTCAAGAAGCTGGACAATGCCGAAGCCCAGCGCGAGAAGGAGAAGGCTACGCTGTATACCCGCAACGCCATTGTGGAGGCCCTGCAGGAGACACTTCCGGAACTGGTCAGCGCGGCAATCAATGCCTATCACATCCTCCTGAAACAGCCGGTTGAGGAGGTCAAGGTGGACATCCCATTCGGCGAGTACGCCAACCCATCCTTTGAGAGCCAGGTGGAGACCCTGGCCAAGGCCCGGCCCGGTGCCCCCATGATGAGCATTGAGGCCCAGGTAGAAGAACTGTATGGGGACAGTAAGGACGAGGCGTGGAAACAGGAGGAGATAGCGCGGCTGAAGGCAGAGCAGGGCATTGCGGAAGTGGAGGAACCCAGGATCAGTACGGCTGCCGGCGGCTTCCAACTGAAAATGGAGGGAGGGGGAACGGATGAAGGTCAAGGTAATGAACCGCCTGTACCAGATGAACCAGAAGGAGTACCAGGGGCTGCTGCAGGTGGCAAGTGAGCAGGTGCCGTTCGGGATATACGCCATCGAGAAGCAACAGTATGCGGAACTGCGCTGTGATAAGTGCAGCAGCGTGACACAGCTTAAGGACCTGACCAGACAGTTCAAGGCGCAGGGGTTCCGGGTGTATGCCAATAATGGTGTGCTGCTGGAAACGGCGGGGGCTTCTGCGGCGGAAGGGGCGCTGATGGGTGCGACATAATGAGTATGAGATTGGCGCCGCCTTCCAGGCCATCGAGAAGGAACTGATGGCATCGATGATCCGCAACATGGACCGGCACCGGGCGGAAGAGACTGACATGGGTATTGAATGGAGCCAATGGCAGACGGAGCAGCTGAAGGCCCTGGAGAAGTATAAGAAGGATAACCAGAGGCGCTATGGAAAGCAGTTCCAGGACCTTAACAAGGAAATTGGTGAACTGATACGGATATCCAGGCAAAGAGGCAACATGCAGCAGGAAATCCAGATTCTGAACTCCATACGGAAAGGATTTCCGGCCAGGAAAATCAGCAAGGGAGCCACTGCAGAGTTCTTCCGGCTGAATGACCGTAAGCTGGAAGCGCTTATCAAGGCCACTACCAATGACATGCAGCGGGCTGAGACAGCTATCCTGAGGATGGCAAACGACCAATACCGGAAGGCAATATTTAACGCCCAGGTATATGCCAATTCCGGCGCCGGTACCTACGAGAAAGCCGTTGATATGGCTACCAAGGACATGCTTTCCCGGGGACTTAACTGTGTGGAGTATGTCAATGGTGCCCGTCATACCCTGGCGGATTATGCCGACATGGCCATCCGGACGGCATCCAAGCGGGCTTACCTACAGGGCGAGGGGGAGAAAAGGCGGGAATGGGGGATTACCACAGTCATCATGGCTAAGCGCGGCAACCCATGTCCTAAGTGTCTGCCCTTTGTCGATAAAGTCCTGATTGATGACGTCTGGTCCGGCGGAAAGAAATCCGATGGGCCGTATCCCCTTATGAGTAAGGCCATTGCGGCCGGACTGTATCATCCCAGATGCAAGGACAGCCATACAACGTACTTCCCCGGTATTTCCACGGCGGACGATACTTGGAGTGAGGAGGAGTTGGAGAACATTGGTCAGGCTAATAAGCAGGAGGCTGAGCGGCAGTATGCATCAAGGCAGGCAGAGAAGTATGGGCGGCTGGCGGAATATTCTTTGTCAGCAGAAAATCAGAATCAGTACAGACAGAGGGCGAAGGAGTGGCAGGACATCCAGTTTAAGACCGGCGGCATGGGTAGGTCAGTGGATGTTACAGAAGAATGGATAAAAGGGGCAACACCAAACTCGCATGAAATAGTTGATTTATATGAATATACATCAAATGGCACTACATATAAGGTTGATGGGAAGCATGTGTTGTTGGACTATTCAGACAAGGAAAAACAGGTTGCGCAGCTTTTGGAACGAGAACTTGGGGGCGAGATATCCATGGTTCCCAGGGTTTTGAATCCACCTGGAATATCAACGCCGGATTATATGTTCAGAGGAGAGGTATATGATTTAAAAGAATTGTCAGGGACAAGCAAAAATCTGGTTTATAATGTGATTTCTAAGAAAAAACGACAGGCGAGCAATTTTGTTTTGGATATCTCTCAATGTCCATTGGATGAGGATGAGATATATAAGCAGATAGATGGTATTTATTGGTCGAGACATACAACCTTTGTAGATAAAATAATATTTATTAAAGATGCCCAGATAAGAAAAATCTTCAGGAGAAAAAAATAAAGAGAAACGATGGCCCAACCCAATAAGTGGGGGTCAGGTACCGTTCCTCTTTAAAAGATATCTTATCTGTATTATACGATATTATGCCCAAGATGTCAAATGTCAGTGGTATTTTATTGTTGCGATATCGCAACGGAAAGGAGCATAAATGAAGTACAGGAAAAAACCAGTGGTAATTGAGGCATTCCAGTGGACGGGAGGGCCGGAGCAGGAGGATGACCCTGAGTGGATTATCGAGGCAGTCAGGAATGGGAGTGCCTGGTTTGAAAACGAGGGAACCCCAGAAGTGAAACTCATGATTCGGACACTGGAAGGGGTACACGAAGCCAGTATCGGGGATTACATTATCCGTGGTATAGCCGGGGAGATATATCCATGTAAGCCAGATATCTTCCAGGCAACCTATGAAGCGGAGGAAGAGAGAACCCACTTACACATAGATGAAAAAGAATTAGGCCGAGCCATATTAAGAGGCATACACCGAACTGGTTACGAATTATGTTAAGCACGCAGAATTTCCTGGCGTGTTATTTTTACGCCCAAACACGAGCATGGCTTAAAAATCTGCGTGGCCGGCGATACCGATGACAATGAATTGTAACAAGGGTGACACCCTCAAAATGGAAAGGAGCATATAACAATGGAGACAAGAATCCCAATGAACTTACAGCTTTTTGCAGAACCGGCAGGCGGCTCAGGAGGCGAGGGCGGGGGAGGTACACCAGCCCAGCAGCCAGCCCAGACCAGCCAGCAGGCGGCATCCCCTGCAATTGATTACGCCAAAATCCAACAGATGCTGGACGGCACCCTGGCAGCCAAGGAGGACACGGCCCTTAAGGCCTACTTCAGGCAGCAGGGACTCAGTCAGGAGGATGTGGAGCAGGCCATTGTCGCATTCAAGCAGCAGAAGGCGGCACAGCAGCCAGATGTAGGCGCAATCCAGCAGCAGCTCACCCAGGCCCAGGCCATTGCCCAGAAGGCCATGGTTGACAGTGCCGCCACCATGACAGCAGTATCCCTGGGGATTGATGCCAAGACAATCCCTTATGTCCTCAAGATGGCTGACTTAAGCCAGGTCACGGGGCAGGATGGGAAAATCAACGAGGAGACGCTTAAGACGGCCCTCAATAAGGTTCTGGAAGACATCCCTGCGCTGAAACCCCAGGTATCAGGCACCACCGGATTCATCCAGGTTGGGGCCGCCAGCGGAGGGCAGACACAGCAGACCGTGGATACGGAACTTGACCGCATCTTCGGGGTAAAGAAAAAATAGGAGGTTAGACAATTATGGCAGTATTAAGTTATGTTACACAGTTCCACACAAGAATCCTTGATATGTATGGACATGAGCTGATTTCGGACCCGTTGTATCACACCAATGAGGATATCAAGATTATTGGGGCAAAGGATATTAAGCTCCCGCGTCTGTCCGTGAGTGGGTACAAAGACCATGACCGCAACACGCTGGGATACAACAGCGGAAACTATTCCAATGATTTTGAGACCAAATCCCTTGACCATGACCGTGACATTGAGTTCTTTGTTGACCCCATGGACGTGGATGAGACCAACCAGATTGTTGCGATTGCCAACATCCAGGCGCGGTTTGAGAAAAGGCAGGCCATCCCGGAGCTGGACTGCTATACATTTTCTAAACTGTATACGGAAGCAGCCAGGGTAGGGGCTACCATCCGGACTACCCCAATCACAACAGCCAATATTCTGTCAGACTTTGACGATAACTGCGAGATATTTGAGGACCTGGGTGTCCCACTGTCCAGATGCATCCTGTTCTGTACCGCAGCTTACCGCAAGACACTGAAGAATGCTGAGGGTATCCAGCGTGTGATGGCAGTGAACGGCGGCAGTAATGGCATCGACCGCCGGGTACACTCCATGGATGACCTGGGGGAAATCAGGACGGTGCCGCTGGAGCGGTTCAAGACTGCGTATGACTTCACGGAAGGCTACAAGGCGGACTCGACCGGCAAACAGATTAACTATATCCTGGTGGACCCGGAAGCCCAGGTATCCCGCGTGAAGTATGCATACATCAACACATATACGCCCGGTCATGATTCCAGGACGGCCGACAACTACCTGTACCAGAACAGACGTTACAACGGCACGTTCGCACTGGACCAGGAACTGAAGAAGGCATGTATCATCAATGTAGAGGCAGGTGAGTAAGATGAAGGCAAAGAAGGAGAACAAGGTATATACAATCAATACCGAACAGGAAGCCCAGCGTTATCTGAAGGATGGATACGACATCTACGATGATGACGGGAACGTGCGGGATTATTCGCCGAAGAAAAAGATTGCCTTCAGCGAATACATGAAGGCGGCCAAGGAGATTGAACGCCTTCAGGAACTGGTGGCTGAAAGGAATGCCGAAAACGAGGCACTGAAAGCAGAGATTGCTGTACTCCAGGCCCCAGCAAAAAAGACGGAGAGTAAAAAGGCAGGTGAATGACATGCCCTATGAGCCCTATGTCACATATGAGTACTACTGTGATGCATACAAGGGGAACGTAATCCCCATGGACGAGCTGGACAAGGCCCTTAAGCAGGCCAGCCGCCACATTGATTCCCTGACCTACAACCGCATTGTGGGCCGGGGATTTTCTAATCTGACAGCCTTCCAGCAGGAAACCATACAGGAAGTGGTCTGCCAGCAGGCGGACTTTGAATGGGAAAATGCGGACGAGATCAACACCATCCTACAGGGCTACAGCATCAATGGTGTGTCGGCACAGTTCGGCAGTTCCTGGAACGTTTTTACGGATAAGGGCGTAGCCATGAAGCGTGATGTGTACGCCCTGCTGTCCCAGACAGGCCTGTGCTGCCGGTTAGCGAGGTGAGGCCATGAAATATCCATGCTTAGTTCCAAAACGGTTATGTAAGACAGATGTACATATCCACCTGGAGTCAGAGGATACAGACAACCATGGTCAACCGGAGCATGTGCTGGACCTGGACCTTAAGTGCAACTTCCAGGACCGCGCCAAGACCATCCTGACTACGGAAAAGAAGCTGGTACAGATAACCGGTACGGCCATGTTCCCTGGGGATATCGCCCCGGACTTCCCGACCTTAAGCGGGGGTACCGTGACTGTATTCGGGGAAGAGCGGAGGATTGAGCAGGGGATGAAGGCCAGGAACCCGGATGGGTCCGTGAACTACTGCCAGCTGGAGGTGGTCTGATGAAAGCAACATCCACGGTAAAGATGAATTTCCCACGGATTAAACAACTTACACAGGCGGCAGTGACTGCCCTGGAGATGACAGCGGAGGCCCTGCATACAGAGGTTGTACAGGCCCAGGTGATGCCCTTTGACAGCGGTCATCTGGAAGAGGATGCATCCTTTGTGGATTATAAAGAGTCGGGCCAGGGAAAGGTGACGCTGGTGTCCAGTACCCCCTATGCGCGGCGCCTATACTACCACCCGGAATATGACTTCCAGACGGACGAGAACCCGTTTGCCGGCGGGGAATGGTATGAGCCATGGTTGTCTGGCGGGGTGAGCCAGGATTTTGCAAAGAATGCATTTAAGCGATTTTACAGGAAAGTAGGTGGCGTATGATGCTGACCTTGGATGATATCCGGGGATACATAGGCTCCCTGGGGGTTACAGCCGATAGGAATGTCTATATCGGGAAGCTGAATAACAAGAAGGACCACTCCATCGGCGTGTACCACCGCCAGGGCAGCGGCCCTCCCGTGATGGCCCTGGGTGGCCATGACTGCAGCAGCTACGACATCCGGCGAATATCCCTGCTAATCCATTGGGACAGGGACGTACAGGCATCGGAACAGGCCGCCTATGGGCTATATGAGAAACTTAAAAACGTATCCAGCCTATCCATAGGGGATACACCCATCAACTGTATCATCCTCCAGGTACCGGAACCGGTTGACGTAGGGACAGATGATAAGGGCGTATACGAATATGTAATATGGCTGGATTTTGTATATCAGAGAAAGTGAGGTATGGATTATGCCAGATGCAGCAGGAAGGGTTTATCCGGTGCATAACAATGTGTTTAAGTTTGGCACGAAAGGGCTTGAGAGTACAGAGGAGGATATGGTCGTGCCATTGGATTTGGAGAACTTTGCGCCCAGCATTGATGGGACCGTGGAGGAATGGTACCCCATGGACGCGAAAGGCTGGTCAAAGTCATCCATGACGGGGAAAAAGCTGGGCTTTTCCTTCAAAGGGAAAAGGTCGGTCGGTGACCCAGGCAACGATTATATTGCCGGCCTGGCCTGGAAGTTTGGCCAGGACGTCATGACGAAGTTTGAGTGGACCATGGTATCCGGCGCAAAGCTGGCCTGTGATGTGGTCGTGAACGTGACCACACCGGGCGGCGGCGATACGACCAACATTGATACGCTGGAGTTTGAAGTGACGGGATATGGCGCCCCGACATTCACGCCGGCGCCTACACCGGGAGCATAAGGAGGATTGGATTATGGCAAGGAAAGTAGATATCACAGATAAACTGAGCTTTGAGGAAAACCCATCCCTGGTAATCAAGGGTAAGGTACTGGAGGTCAATGCAGACGCCCCGACCATGCTCAAGGTCATGGGGCTGATGTCGGCGGATGACCCTGGCGCACGGGAAATCCTGGAGGCTTACGACATGATGTTTCCGGAAAGGTCCAAGAAAGAGCTGGAGAGGATGAAGCTGGGCTTTAAGGACCTGATTGTCGTGGTGCAGGAAGCCGTACAGCTCATTTCGGGCGTGGAGGAACCTGGCGGGGGAGAGCAGTGACCCGTACTACGACATGTTTGGGGACTGGGACCTGATTGTATCCAGCTTCCTGTCGCAGTACGGGCTTAGAATCAGGACGAAGGAATTTGAGTCAGTCTCCTGGGATGAGTTCAGGGCATTGATTGCCGGCCTGTCCCCGGAGACCGCCCTTGGCCGGGTGGTGGCCATCCGGTCCGAGACGGATAAGGACATCATCAAGCATTACACCAAGGACCAGCGCCGGATATATGACGACTGGCGGAAACGGGAAGCGAAGGAGATGGACGGGAAGACCTTCGGGAAGGAGATGGCAGACCTTGAGAAGATGTTCGCGGCCATGTGCGGATAAGGAGGCGGTAAGGATTGAAAAGATAAGGAAGCAGGTACGGTGCCCATATTGTGGGTACCGGATGCCGATATATTATGAACAATCAGCGCAGTCATCCGGAGTTTTTGCGAGGTGCAAAGGACGCGATTGCAAAAAAATATTTGAGGTGGTGTTAACCCCGGACAAGTAGTGCCATTACGTGCCGATGTCTGATTTTTAGATAGAGGCAGGTGATATGTATGGCGGCTGACAGCGTAGGCCAGATTGGCCTTGACCTTGTGGTCAACCAGAATCAATTCAAGCAGCAGATGGCGGGCATCCAGGGACTAGCTAAAAAGGCAGGTGCTGCCCTTGCGGCAGCTTTTGCAGTAAAAAAAATCATAGACTTCGGAGCGCAGTGCATTGAATTGGGCTCCGACCTTGCAGAAGTCCAGAACGTGGTGGATGTCACGTTCCCACGAATGTCAAAACAAGTGGATGACTTTGCCAAAAACGCCATAACCTCCTTCGGCCTGTCCGAGACCATGGCTAAGAAGTTTACCGGAACCTTCGGAGCGATGGCGAAGGCATTCGGCTTTGGTGAAAAGCAGGCTTATGAGATGTCCACGGCACTGACCGGACTAGCTGGCGATGTGGCGTCGTTTTATAACATCAGCCAAGATGAAGCTTATACAAAATTAAAATCCGTCTTTACCGGCGAGACAGAGACTCTAAAGGACCTGGGCATTGTCATGACGCAGAGTGCCCTTGACAGCTATGCTTTGGCCAATGGGTATGGCAAGGTAACGGCGAAGATGACCGAAGCCGAAAAGGTGGCTTTGCGGTACAAGTTTGTGCAGGACCAGCTGTCCCTGGCATCCGGGGACTTTGTCCGCACGGCTGATGGATGGGCTAACCAAGTCCGTATTTTAAAGCTGCAGTTTGACAGCTTAAAGGCCACAATCGGTCAGGGTCTCATCAATGTCCTGACACCGGTGATTAAGGTCATTAATACGATTATCGGGAAGCTGATGAGTCTGGCCAACGCTTTTAAGGCCTTTACGAACCTGATCTCCGGTAAAAAGGGGACCGGAGGCGGCGCATCGGTAGCGACGGCCGGTATGGAGGCTGTGGCGAAGTCGGCGGATAATGCCGGCGCTGCGATGGGCGGAGCCGGTGGAGCAGCGAAGAAAGCCGCGAAAGACATCAAAGGTGCGACAACAGGTATCGATGAACTGAATATTATTCAGCCATCAGATACTGGTTCAGGAGGCGGCGGGGCCGGTGGGGGGTACGATTCAGACGAGTTTGACATGGGAGAGATTGATACTTCTCCAGTCGACGAGATGGATGCCAAGTACCAAGCGTTGATTGACAAGGCGAAGGAGCTGGCCGACCTTTTTAAATATGGGTTTAAAATTGGCTTTGGTGACACATCGGTTCTGGATAATATCCAGTCTTCAATTGATGGAATTAAGAAAAGCCTGAAGGATATTTTTACAGATCCGGCAGTTCTGAAAGCAGCCGACAATTTCGTTAATCAATTATCCTATAATTTAGGGAAAATAGCTGGAAGTTTTGCCTCTGTGGGGGCTACGATAGCTGATGTATTAGTTGGTTCAATTAATAAATATCTGAATAAAAACCGTGAATTTATAAAAAGGAAACTAATAAGTTGCTTTGATATTGGTTCTGATCTTGCAACTATTTTTGGTAATACCTTTAAAGCGCTTAGTGAGTTAATAGCTGTATTGCGGCTTGAAGACTTTAAGCAGATTGGCGCTGATATTGTAGAGGTATTTTCAAACACTGCGTTAAATCTATTAGAATTGTTTTGGAGTATATCCGAAGATATTCTGAACTTATTTACACAGCCTATCATAGATAACAAAGATAAAATAATCGAAGCATTAACAGGGCTTGGAGCCGCTGTTTCACCTATCACGAACTTAATAGCAGATGCATTTACATATGTAGGGCAAGTAATAAACGATTTATATTCCGGCGTTGTACAACCAGTATTTGGGTTTATTGCATCTGTTATATCAGAGGCCATTAGCATTATCTTGTCAGTTTTCAATAAGTGGTTATTACCGGCTTTACAGCACATCGGAGATGCTTTTCGAAACCTACGAAAAGGCCCATTTGCAGAAATAGCTGATGCTTTTAGCGCTCTCATTGGCAAAATAGGTGAATTAGTACAGATAATAGTTGAAAAGCTGATTGGAGTTTGGGAGAGTCATCTGAAACCGTTTGCGGAGTGGTTCGTGTCAACTTTGGCTCCATATATTACCTTGGCCTTTAACGTGATTGTTGACATTTTGGAATGGGTAGTGGGAGTTGTTTCGGGATTTGTGACTGATGTCATAAAATTCTTCACATCAATTTTAGATTTCCTTTTAGGCAATTTTGATTATACGTGGAAGGACTTATGGGATGATATCACAGCGTTCCTTAAAAATATTTGGGATACAACACTTACAGAAATAAAAGAGACATGGGAGGCACGCTGGAATGCAATCAAAGCCTTTGGTAATGTCATCTGGTCTGCAATTAATATACTCGCATCTAACCTCTTTACGGTATTAAAAAACAAACTTGCTGAAATCTGGAACGCTATTAAAATCAAGGTTGAGGATGTCTGGAATGCAATCAAAGCATACACAAGCGATGCCTGGAGCAGTATCAAAGACAAAGCAGCAAAGATATTTGAGGCTTTACGCGATAAGCTTTCCGAAATCTGGGACAATGTCCGTTCCACAATAGAAGACAAATGGAACGCTATTAAAGAGTGGTTTGAGGACATCTGGCAGAAAATCAAGGACGTCTTCAAACTGGACGAAATGGTGGAAATCGGTAAAGGCGTCATGAATAAACTCTGGGATGGCTTAAAAGCAGTCTGGGATGAGATTACGGGATGGCTTTCTGGGATCGTGGATACGGTTAAACAGATCTGGCAAGACGTTTGTGACACCGTAAAAGACATTTTTAAGAAGTCCAAAGAAGCAGAGGACAGAGATAGTGACAGTGGTAGCAAATCTAAGAAGAGCGGCGGCAGTCGTGGCTCCTCCACCGGTCCGGCCAGCGAGATTTCCGGGCATGCCAGCGGTGGGTTCCCGAAGTCGGGCCAGATGTTTGTGGCGCGTGAAGACGGAATCCCCGAGATGGTAGGCAAATGGGGAGGCCGCGCAGCCGTGGCCAATAACATGCAAATCACACAGGGCATTACCCAGGCGGTACAAAGTGGCATGCGGAGTGCAATTGCGCCGTTGGTATCCACAATGGCAAATGCGGCCAATCATGCAGCTCCGCCGCTTGCAATGGTCGGTAGCACGGCACCGGCATATACACAAGAGGATAGAATGCAGGAGATGGTCAATCGAGCTGTCGCAATGACATCCGGAACAGACAACTCAAGCGAGCAGCATTTGGCTATCATGGTGGAACTGCTGAAAAAGATAATCGAACTAATTGAGAATCTGGATTTGGTGGTCAACATCGACATCCGGGAAATCCGGAAGAAACTAAAGGACTTAGAGAAGCGCACAGGCTATGGATTTACGTAAGGAGGCGGTGAGGTGGCAGTAATCACAATCAATGGCCGAGAGTTTCCCGCCCCTGATATTGGCGGAAACCTGGTAGTGGCTACGAACGTAAGTGACGGGAAAAACGCAAATGGCGAGTTCGTCGGGCAAAAGGTGGGCCGGGACCAGTATAAGTTTGACGCTCTGCAATGGAAGTTTCTGGACGCTGCTATCTGGTCCGCTATGTTGCAGGAGTTTGACAAGTTTGTGGTAACAGCCCGGATACCTGACATGGTACATAATAATTGGATAACGATTCGGATGTATCCCGGGAATCGGACAGCTACGCCGATAGAGTTTGATTTCTGGGGCCTCCCGACGAGGTACCGAGACTGCAAGGTAAACATTGTGGATTGTGGGGTGATGGAGTAATGCAGGCGTGCAGCCAAGCCTATAAAGCGGAAATGAAAAAGGAATATCGTAACCGTTCCTACATGCGAGTGACAATCGGTTTGATTAACCAGGAAGCCCAGGCTTCCGCTTTTGTTCCGGATCCGACCAATTATGCCTACTACAGTAATCTAAAATGGCCCCTGGACAATTATTCGGTGTCTGAACTATACGCCACCTGTGATGAAGATTACAGCACGGTGGATGGCAGCATGTATTTTCTACCCCGCCGTCGGCAGGACATAGTGTTAAATGCAGGTATTGTAACAGAGGAGCTGTCGGGGAGTATTCTGATTCGTTTTCCGATACAGTACAATATCAAGGGGGTGACTGTGGAGTTTGGCAAGGCGTATCCAGTAGATTTTACGATTGAATCCGACAACAACACGGTGGAAATAGCTGGGAATGCGTCTGGACATTTTGTAACAGAGGAGATATTTACGGCGGCTACTTTCCTGCGATTTACGCCGTCAGTCATGGTCAACGGCCAGAGCCGGTTCCGCATTCATCGGCTGACAATGGGGATCGGCATTTACTTTGATAATAAAAAAATCAAGTCAGCCAGCAAGAAGGAGCATATCAGCCCTGTATCAGAGGAATTGCCGACGATTGATTTTGACCTGACGGTGGAGAACAAAGACCGCGCCTATGATGTGGAGAACAGCGAGAGTACGGTGAATTTTTTGGAGCCGGGGCAGGAGATATCGGTGTTGTACGGGCAGGAGTTGGATGACGGGACCGTGGAGTGGTTGCCAGGAGCTACAGTATCCCTAAAAGAATGGTCTGCGGATGACGAAGAAATGAGTTTTTCTGCGTCCGATCGTTTTGATGGAATGAACGAGACATATTATAAGGGACTGTACCGGGAGTCTGGTATTAGCCTGTATGATTTGGCCACAGATGTGTTTGACGATGCTGGCGTGGATTACCGGACGTACTGGTTAGACCCATACCTGAAGGATGTACTGGTAAAAAATCCTATGCCGGTTGTTACACACAAAGAAGCACTGCAGATTATTGCTAATGCCGGCCGGTGCATCCTGTATCAGGACCGCTCCGGAGATATTTATTTGAAATCTAGTTTTATTCCGGATATGGTTGCCAACTCAGACAATGAAACCTATTTTTCGCGTGCCGGCGCCGTTTTAAATGGAGCAGATAAGGCGGACTACGCGATGCCCGTCCGGAACTATTCGGACGCAAGGCCGACACAATATTTTCTGCCCCGGCAGGCTGAGGGAACTGCTTACTTGGATACCGGTTATATATCGGAGGAAACAGCTGATGAGAATGGACTGTTTTCGGAGAATCCAACCATTACCATTGTTTTGGAGGCTGCGTTTAAATGCTTCGGCCTGACGATGGGATTTGGGCGAAATCATCCAGAGCAGATGATATTTCATGCTTATTATAATGACGAGCTTCGGGAAAGCTACAGTGTAACCGTATTGGAGGCGTTATCGGTTATTAGTCATGAATTTACAGAGTTTGACAGGCTGGTCCTGGAATTTACCAGAGGCTGCCCGGATAACAGGGTTGTGCTGAATCATATTTCTTTTGGTGACAGCACAGATTATGTGCTGGAATATGGCCATGAGCTGACGAAGACACCGAAGGGAACACAGGTAGAGAAAACCAGGGAGCTGCAGGTGCTGCGGACACTGTACAATCCGGGCGGAGAACCGAAGGAGCTGGCGAAGGAAACCATTACATTGTCCGCGATAGACAACCGATATACCTTCTATTTCTCGAATCCGTCTTATGACCTGTCCTGCGCCATCACAGAACCGCAGGCCGGGCAGGCAGCGGCGATTGTGGAAGCAAGCAATTATTACGCCACCGTAGAAGTGACCGGTGCGGCCGGGGCAGTTGAGGTGACCATAAACGGCAGGGAATACGGAACGTCGCAGGCTAAGGTCAGCCGTCAGCTGAACCCGACGGGGACGCTGGAGACGTGGAAGAACCCCCTTGTGTCAGACACGAGGCATGCTGCTGATTTGGCGGACTGGATCGGCGATTACATGAAAGCGGATCGAGAGTATGAACTGGTATACCGCGGAGAGCCGCGGATTGATGCCAATGATATTGTGTTTTTAGAGAACCGGTATGTGGCGGATTTGCTCCTGAGGATTTATGATCATACGCTTAATTTTAACGGTGCTCTGTCTGGAAGCATGAAGGCAAGGAGGGATATGAGCAATGTGGCAACAGCCAAAAACCGACTGGCAGGTCGGTGATTTTTTTAATATCGAAGATTACAACCGAATTAAAGGGAACCTTGAGGAAATACAAAAGCAGGCGCTGATTCTATGGCCTGCTTTCCCGTTCGAGGAAATGGGGGCAGATAAAACTTATCAGGATTACGGATTTTATGCCGATGAACTTAACCGGTTTGAGGCAAATGTGGATAACGTCTACAGAGGTACTTTTAATTGTACGGTTGGAAACAGGGAAACTTTTTATGATAATCAGCCATTTATCGACTGGCGGGAGTTGAACCGGATTGAGGAGGCATGCCGCTTTATACATAACAATATTCAGAGCAGGATTAACGGTCGGAAGAAGCTGGCCTTTACGTTAAATGGAGGTGATTTTTAAAATGGTTTTAAAAACAGACTACAAGGACGCCATGTATGACGGGGCGAGAAAGTGGCGCATTACCCAGAATGCTGACGGGACGTCCGGAATCGCAGACGAGACAGGATACACACAGGATGGTGACAAGTTCGGGGCAAACGATATTAATGCCACGAACAAGGAAATTAACCGCATTAATCACACAACAGAAGTGACATTAACGGCATCCGGTTGGACAGGTAGTGCTGCTCCGTTTAGCCAAACTGTTAATGTAACAGGAGCTACGTCCGACCTGGAAGTGATCCTGGTCAGTGCGCTGGCCGATGGGGCGAACGCCGCCACTCAGAAGGCATACATAAAGGCGTTTGGGATTATCACCAGCGGAACGGCATCGCTGGGAAATGGGATTGCTACATTTAAAGTGTACAAGAAACCGGAATCAGATTGCAAAGTTGGGCTGAAGGGGGTGTAGAGTATGGGGAGAATATGGATGCCAGGAGGCGGAGGCGGTGCCGACCTGGATGTAATAACAGCTGGCGCAGGAGATGTCTTGGCTGGGAAGGTAACCGTAGACAGAGAAGGGGAACCGCTGGTCGGCACAGTGAAGGATCAGGGCAACTGGAGCTTTTCGGAGCTGGCAGCCGGCTCTGCGGTGACAATCCCAGAAGGAAAACATGGCGGTGGCGGAAAAGTGACAGCAAAAAGCCTGGCCAGCCAGACGCCCGGTACATCAGCGGCCGGACATATTCTTTCGGGGCAGACGGCCTGGGTAGATGGCAGTAAAATAACTGGCACGATTCCCAGCCAGTCGGGGGGGACATTAACACCTTCAACGTCAACAGTAACTGCAAACTGTTCCGGCAAATACATGACGAGCAATTACACCATTCCAGCCTTCGCCTTACCGCCAGCAGACGCTCTCCGTAAAGGCTATTCTTACACCTTGTACGGGAAGACAGTTACTGGGACGTGGGAAGGTTATGTTACATCACCATATGTATTCCTTATGGGCGGTACTAGTTCTCCGGTAGATAATACAGATGGAGCTACGGGTATTAAAATGTTTGCTGGGTTTAATACCTATGCAACTAAAAAAACATCCAGTTCTTCTTTTATTAACGCTTATACTATTATCGTTAATAATAATACAAAAGCTACTGGCACTGCATCAATACGATTTAATCGTGCAATAAATTTAAGTGAGTATAAGTATATTAAATGTAGAGTGCAGAAGAACAATCTTTCTACTGGTTCTGTCACCCATGTACTGGGAGTGTCTGCAAGTTCTAGCGCCACTGGTTATACACGCTCTACTAGCATTTCGGCGGATGAAGGGGTATTAATCCTTGATATATCAAGCTTGAGTGGCGAATATTTTTTATACGTTGAAGTTGCAGGTACTACAAACGCTGTAGGTACTGGTGGTACCATAATATCTATTATACATGAGGTAACGTTATCTAACAGTTAATTATCAGACAAAAATATCTCATAGATAGTACCCGGGGCTTGCGACCATGCATTAGCGCTAGTCTTGTTATAAAAATTAAGCGCATATATATAATAGCTGCCTTGATACGATGATATATCAAAGATGTTAATACCTATTGAGGTTGAAGCTGAAGTAAACGTATTGTATAGTGCTATGGTACCATCCGTTTCTGATGGTGATTTTGATATTCCTATGTTAAATCTATATCCGGGGGGGGGCGGTTGCCACTGTCGCAGCTTTTACCTTTAAATATTTATAATTTGTTAAATCAACGGTCTGGTTTAGTCTTCCGGTAGCACCTGATTTTAAGGTTAGGTAAGCCCCAGTATCTGTTGTATTAGTCATTCCTGTAGTTTGGAGGTTAGACCATGTACCATTATTAAAAAAGTATAACGGAGAGGATACATAACCTTCCCACGTCCCAGTAACTGTCTTCCCGTACAAGGTGTAAGAATAGCCTTTACGGAGAGCGTCTGCTGGCGGTAAGGCGAATTATAATCAAGAAAGAGAGGTATCATATGTGAATGAAGAATTAATCACCGACAAAATCAACACCCACGAAAGACGCATTAATAATCATGCGGATCGACTGGACAAGCTGGAGCTGCATGAGGCAGCTCGGGACGTAAAAATTGACAATCTCTGCGAAAAATTGGAGAAGCAGACAAGAAGTATCTATGGCCTGATTGGCATGGTAGGTACCGCTTTGGTCAGTTTCTTTTTTTATGCGGTTCAGCAGGGAATATTTCATTGAGAAAAAGGAGTACAAGATGGATTTAACCTTTATTACACAGCATTACATACCAGTTGTTTTAGTGGCCTGCCTGGTGGTCGGCTACTGCATTAAACATATCAAATGGCTGGAAGCGGTCAGCAATCAGTACATCCCGTCAATCCTGGCAATCCTGGGGGCAGTCCTGGGATGTGTGGCCGTCGGAGCAGTAAGCCTGGAAAGTATCGTGTACGGGGCCGTAACAGGACTTGCCAGTACCGGCCTGCACCAGGTTTTCAGCCAGATAATTAATAAAACAGAACAATAA